GTATTTCCGATCAATACTTCGGTGGTATGCCTTGGAACGCACTTAAAAACGATAGAACATTAAAGGCTCAGTTCTATCGTGTAGTTCAACAAGAATATCCGCAGTATGTCTGTTATCCAGGTGGCCGACTACCTATCCCTATCGATGTACCATATCCATCGAAGGCAGGCGAAAAGAAGTTCTTCAAAGGAATCTAAAAAATGTTTATACTCCCAACAGCCGACGCTTTAGTAGAGTTTCTAAAAAACTTTACCGGTAGCACCGACGATAACGAAATCAAGCAAAGCATCTTTATGGCAGAGATGTCAATGCGTAATATCGAGCTGCCAGCACTACGAAGCGATCCATACGCAGTAGAAAATATCGGTATAGCCGATAGCCAAGGTCATATCCCTATCCCAGGCGATATGAACAAGCCAATCTTGTTCTTCAAACAAGGCAACCCAGGTGGAGGCCAAAGTAGTCAAACTGGTCCGTGGATTGTTTATGATCGTATCGGTGATCGAGACATTATCACGCAAAGTATGATCGCACAGCTATATCTACAGCCAGTCAATGTACCAGCAGTTATTCGTGGTAAGTTTGGCGAAGTAGGTAGCAACTATGAGTTCTTACCATATATCGCTCAAGGCGACTTGATCAATATGTACTACTACAAGGCTTGGAACTTATTGTTCAGCCCAACAGACGACACACTAATCGACCTAACAGCAACCGTAGGTAGTATCATTGGCACAGGTCCTTGGCAAGCAACAATCACCGTGAATAGTTCAGCAGGCGTAAATGTAGGCGACACTATTATCGCAACCAACGGCACTGGTAGTATTGGCACCGGCACTACCATAGTGACTGCTACAACATCAACAACAATCACTTATACAACAACAGGTGGCACAGCACCAACAGCCGGCACAATCACAAACTTATACATCACAGACCAAACCGTTCAGACTAACGCAGTCTTACAAACTTGGCCCGAAGGTTATGTATATGCTTCACTACGCGAATACTACATCAAACGCCATAACGATGTAGATGCCGCAATCTATGACGCCAAGTTCAAAGAAGCTTGGCAGACCGTAGAAGATCAGAATAACTTAGGCAAATGGTCAGGAGGCCATACTCGACTAACATCAGTTTGGCAACCACGACAATATCGTCAGTACAACATCAAGTAAGGGGATAATATGAGTTCTTCAAGTTTATATTCTTCAACACCAGGAGCCCCTACAAGTTCGGCTAATACTACTGGCTTATACGGCAGCGATGGAGTCCCGGTTCCGGACTCAAATGGCAATGTAGTAATCAAAGGCACACTAACGGTAAATGGCTGTTCTATCCTTACCAACTGCTCTACATTCAACTTACTACCAGAAAACGCAACAACAATCAACTTTGGCGGCGAAGCAACTTCAGTAGTAATCGGCGCACCTACTGGCGCAGTTAGAATCGGCAACGATTTAAATGTAAGAGGTACCACAATCAACATCAACAGCGATGCTACTGGCACACCTACAGAAAATCAATACATCAACTTTATTCGTGGTGATTCAACAGATGCTTATATTTCTTGGAACGAATCTACAAATCAGTTCGAGTTAAATCTTGGCATAGAGGTACCAAGAATCACAGCCGGTAATATTATCATAGCACCCGACACCAATGACAACGAAATCACTACTTCAACTGGAGATTTAAACTTATACCCAGCTTCTAAAAAGATTGGTTTAAGTCGAGGTTTAACATTTACATACAGCGAAGCTAACGATCGACTAAATCGACCAACCGTTCAGTCAAACTCGGGTAATACATCAGGCTGGCGTGTTGCGGCACCAAACACTACTACATCAGCAGTAGCAAATGTGGGTGCGTTCAACAGCTCAGACACATTAAACGGCAAGTTTCTTACTTTACAAGCTCGAGGTAGTACTACAGATACACTACGCTTTATCACTGGCGAATATGTAGCCGGAGTTCAACAAGCGTCAGGCGACAAAATAGCATTCACAGATTTACCAAATCCAGCACACGCTTATGTCAATCCAGCTGGCCCAACAGATCCTTTAGATTTAACAACCGTAGAGTGGGTAGAAGATTATGTGACTTCGGGCGCATTCATCTTTCAAAAGATCAACTTAGATAATATCGCATTTATCGACACAGCATCAGCTACGCTAAACGCAGGTAGTAGCGTAGTATTAGATACTTGGAGTATGAATGACTACGGCTCGGTAAAATATCAAATACAAGGCAACTCAAGCGGGCACGGCACACAAGCATCAGAAGTATTGGTTATCAATAACTCAACAGACGCTTTCGCAACAGAATACGCAGTTATCAAATCAGGTGGCAACGAAATATATTCAAACCTTACCGTAGATACGGTAGGTACAACGGTAAGGTTGTTGGCAGATATCAACTATGCTACAACATACTTTAAAGCAGTCAGAACTGCTGTCAAGCGATAATAGGGACAATGAACTATGAGCAACAAAAACTTTCAAGTTAAAAACGGTTTAACCGTAGGCACTACATCAGTAGATGCCGCAACCGGCAACACTATTGTCGGTGGTGATTTACAAGTCAATGGCAACGACATCAAAAGTGCCACTGGTGCAACAGCTATCACTCTCAACGACAATACTACAATATTAGCCGGTGATTTACAAGTCGATGGTACAATAGTAGGATTAGCACAAGACACTACTATTGCGTATGACGAAAATAATGATCGTACCAACAGACCAACCGTTCAATCAATATCAGGCAACTCAAGTGGTTTGCGAGTTAGACCACCAGTCGCTACTACAAGTGCCTTGGCAGTACTAAGCGTCGGCAACACAAACGATCAAGACAATACTACTTTCATATCACTACAAGCAAGTGGTAGCACTACAGAGCCAATGCGTATCGCCAGTGGCAAATATACAGCCGGCGTATTTGGTCCAAGTGGTAAAAGTATTTCAGTTAGAGACGGTACTACAACATACGCTACATTAAACCCAGCAGGTCCTACTAATAGTAGCGACCTTACAACCAAGAGTTATGTAGATGGTCTTATTCCTACCGTACCATCATATGATACAAATGTAGTATCAGTAGCCGGAGGAGCCGAACTGGACCTAAGAGAAATCATTGGCGCTGGTATCAATATTGTTGGCTCAACAAAGTTCATTGGCGGCACAAATATCACCGTAAGCGAAACAGCATCAAACGAAATCACAATCAACGGTACTGACTTAAACACAACTTACGACTTTAACGCAACATCAACTACCGGCGGCGTAAATCTAAACTTAGTAGGCAGCGACGCTACAACCGACACCGTTAAAATAACAAGTGGCACGGGCGTGACTGCCAGCTATGTCAGCGGCACAGAAGTAAGCGTAGCTATCGGGCAAGCAGTTGGCACATCAGACGATGTTCAGTTCGGTAGTGTAAGAACACCAACTATCAACGCCAACGGCGGAGTAAGTTTTGTCAATACAAGTGTTGGTGGTAGCACATACGCAACCGTAAATCAGTTTGGACCATTCAATAGCACCGATTTAACAACCGTAGATTGGGTCAATAGTCAGATCAGTTCTACAAGTCCAGTACTAAGTGTCAATACTCAAACAGGCGCAGTAGTATTAGATACAGACGATATCAGCGAAGGCGCTACAAACAAATATTTCTCAGATACTTTAGCAAGACAAAGTATTTCAGCTACCGGCAATATTTCATATAACTCTACAACTGGCGTTATCAGTACTTCATTGACACAATACACAGATGCCGATGCTCGCAATGCGTTATCAGGAGGCACTGGAGTAAGCTATAACTCAGGCACTGGCGTAATAGCCATTGGACAGCCAGTAGGCACAACTGATGATGTTTCATTCAACACCGTAAATGCCAACATTACTGATGGCAACTATGTCCTTGGACAACTTATCGCTACTCGCAATACTTCTTATGTTCCGCCAACAAGTCCATTGACAAACCTGGCAGGCACAAACGGTATTGTAGTCTCTTCAAGCTCAGGCGGCGCTGGTTATAATGCTGGTATAGCAATGCGTTATCATGTCGGAGATACATCAGCAGGTGCCTTTAGTTCGGCTGCTATTACTCAAAGCGTAGCAGGTGGCACAAATATGGCACCAAGTGGTATCAGCACTAACGCTATCTTAGGAACAACCAACTATGATGGTTATACAGCAGGCACAAGCAACAACTACACTACCCAAATCGCTTCAGCCAACCAAGGTGGTGGCGTAAATGCCATTACAGCACTTCAAGCACAAGCCTATGCTCGACAAGCCTTTACTAACTCAACTACACTAACAACAGCAGTGACTGGAGCAAGTGGCACTGGGTCAGTGGCAACACTAACTTTCACAACACAAAACACAGCACCATACGCAGTAGGTCAAACGGTGACCGTAGCCGGTATGACACCAAGCGGCTACAATGGCACGGTTGTTATTACCGCGGCAACTACAAGCAGTATCAGTTATGCTAATACTACAACTGGCTTTACAAGTGGTGGAACTATTGCGGCAGCAAACACGGTGACAGCCGCAGGCGCTGGCTTCCGTATTCGTGGTTTCGCTAACAGCACTCCAATGACAACTGGTAATAGATTCAACTTTATGGATCTAACAGCAAGTGCGGCCACATTCAAAGCAGATGCTTATACTTTCGCTAACTCTGTAATCACTGGCTCTACACTAACAGCCACAAACTACATGACCTTAGGTGCTACTACAGGTAGTATCAATCAGGATACATTTACGCTAAAGAACACAGCAGGCACTACAACTTATGCTACCTTAAACTCAACAAGTGCTACCTTAAACGGCGATACTATAAACTTACGAAATACAGCTGGCACTACAACTTACGGCAACTTTACCGCAACTGGTGCAAACATTACAGCGGCTGGTTTAAGCACCGTGACAAGAACCACCGTGGGCACTCCTGGCGTTGCTGAAAACCGTCCTTCGATGAACATTCAGTTGATTCGTAGTGACCAGGCTGCTCCAAACGACAACGATGGCACAAGTTTTAGAACTCGTGTAGGTGGTTCAAACGGCACATTTTATACTATCGCCGATATCAACGCCACTTACAGAACTGGTGGTGATATTCAGTACAACATCAACTTGGCCAATGGCGACCAAACTGGTTCTACATTCTCAAGTCTGCCTGTTTATACTGGTAGTATTACAAAAACTACTATCCGTGCAGGAACTGCAAGTGGCACTCCTGGTGCTTCAAGTGTATCAACGGTCGCTACATTTGAACCCACTAAGATCACAGCCGCAGTACCAATAGCGTTCCCGGTATATACAGCCGCGCAAGCTAACGCACTAACAGGAGCAGTAGGTTGGCAAATCTGTATCAGCGACTCTGCTGGCGGTAGTAATCCCAACGGTATGATGGCGTTCTGGGATACAACAAACGCTCGTTGGAGTTATATCCACGATAACTCGGCGGTATAAAGATAGAACAATGAACCAGAGCACTACTAATGTTCTGGTCGTTGATCGACGAGAACTAAAAAGCATAAGAGCATCGAACAGACTTCGAGCTCTTTTGCGAGATACACAAATAAAAAGACTACAAAGGGAAACAGAGAAGTGTCAAAAGAATCTGAAGATTTAGCAACGCATGTCGAAATCTGTACTTTACGCTATCAAGGCATACAAGATCAAGTGGATACACTAAAAGAAAAGATAGACCGAGTCGAAAAAGATATCAAGGACTTACGAGCCGATACGGCCAAAGGTTTCTCAGAGATCAAATCTATGCTTCAGTCAGCCAAAGACGAAAAGTTCAAAGTCATCGTAGGAGCGTCTTCAACGATCATAGTAGCACTCTTAGGTATGATGGGTTATCTCATCACTCATATCTCAAAGTAAAGCGGCAAAAACCAAAACCAATATCAGCATACATAACGGTATGCGAATAGATTATTGGACAAACACAAAGACCGGCGTACAAGTCAGCTGGGCAGTTCTTGGCACACCAAGAGGTTGGGCAATGCGAGCATACGACTCTAAGTTCAACAAACACGATCCGTCGGTATCATCTCAATCATCAATAGACCCACGAGAGATTTCTTGCGGCGCTATCTTCAAAGACGCATCACGCTTACCGGTTATTGACGCACCAAGAATGTTGTATAGGTTCTTCGACATTCCTCGCAACTACACAGGGCTATCAGGTAAAAACAAAGACGATACGATTCCAGTCATTGGCGTGGCCTTTGCCCTCAAGCCCAACGAGTTCCTCGAATGGGATAAAAAACTTCGAGCATATGGAGCTGAATGGATTTGGTTCGGTATGCCACTACCTTTACCTGGAGAACCAGAAACAAAGAACGCAACTATGGTTCCTATTGATCACGCCGAAGCATACAAGTTATTCGACCAAGGCTTACGACCAACAGAAGTAGCCAACCGCCTGGGCGCAAAGCAACCAGCAATGAGTTATGTGTATAAAAAGTGGCTCAACGGCAAACCAGCATCAATAGTAAAAAAGCCAAGGGCTACACCATTGGACCGCCCAGCTATTATTCGAGACTTACGAGCAGGTATATCAGCACCAGAGTTAGCACGCAAGTACGACACATCACCAGCAACGATTTACAGCATAAGAAGTTCGGTAAAGCTGTAATAGCAAAAACGCTAAATAGCTGTAGAAGAAAGCGCAATGCCTACTTCGAGATCCGCAAAACTTCGAAACAGCCATTTTGAAATATACTCCAATCTCGCGGATCGGAATACTGAGCCTGGACCGGGTTGATCGCCGGTTTAATGTAGTGGGTCATGCCGCTACGAAAGGGCTCTATATTTTTGACGATTTTTCCGCTATAACCGGGGGTTATTTCATTAGACTTATAAGTAAAGATGTGCTACACTATACAGCATAGTAGCAAAGATCACGCTACTACACAAAAGGAGTAATAAATGACAATCTATACTGGACGCTGGGAACAACTACCCCCAAACCCACGCTACCCCGATCAGGAGCCTACTGCGTATGTAAAAACAGACGCCGGTACAGCTAACGACATAAGAGAGACACTCAATACTTGGTGCGAGTTCTTGGCAACAATCGCATTTAGCCAAGCAGACCAGGTCAAATACGACAACCCCCGACTAACAAAAAGCCAAGCGCAAAAAGCAGGTTGGGCCACGGTAGATGCCGCAATAAGACTCAACTGCGACGACCCAGATACACCTGTCGGCAACGACCCGCAAGTCTATACAACAGAGCAAATCGTAAAGTTTTGCTTACGAGAACTAAAGGCTCGTCAAAAAAACGGCAAACTAAAAGATGTAAAAAAATCAATCATCGATCGACATAACTGGCAAGTAGTACATATCGCATACACGAGATTCAACATAGAGTCAGCCGCAGATATCACAGACGAGCTACTGGACTGGATCGACGCCAGGACCATCGACATACAACGAGACGCACCACTACCTCTAACAGCGAGCCAACGCAGACTCGGCTCAATCTTTGAGGGCCTATAATGTTAAACGACATCTCTCGAGACATCAATGATGGCATTCGTCAAGCGAGAAGCCGTCGTCCCTCTACTCTGACCATTTATAAGTGGCAACAGGAGTATATCGCCACTGAAGCAGATCGTCGTATGACTTTCTATCAATACAAACAAAGCCGACTACGCGAATACTACGGTAAGAAAAGGAGTCGTTGATGAACTACGAGCCCAACTACAATGATCCACGAGTCCAGACTCGTATTTCTCGAGCCATCAACTTCTGCGAGAAGTATCTCAACGAGACCACAACTCAATGGCTCTCTACGAGATGGATAGATCATCGAGATAACTTCGGGTGTTCTAAAAATCAACTAAGCCGGTATCTTCGCGAGACATTATTGATCGTAGCAGATGACTCATTTAATAGATTTACGGGTAAGACCAAAACATATAGGTTAAACCTCAACGGGTTAAATCAACTACGAGCCCGTCTTCGTGTAATACAACAAACAACATATAGTGTAGTACATCTCGATAATCGGCTACAAAATGAGCTCAAATCAGGCGATTTCGAGTATAAAGAGTCATCATCACGACTCTATCACCCACTACAAAACTTCAAGCGAGCGGCAAAGCACGAAGTCCTGGCCCAAGCCGGCTATCTATACAACTACGATATAGAATGTGCCGCACCAACACTACTACATCAATACGCACAGCAGTTGGGAATGGACGAGTATCTATTCACACTACGCCGGTACATCAACGACAGAGCCGCAATAAGAGCCCAAATAGCACTGGAAGCAGAAGTGCCAGAACGCACAATCAAGCGTATCATCAACGGGTTATTTCAAGGAGCACATATATCTACTCATAGCACTACTATCGCATATCAGGAGCTCAACGGAGATCCTGCTAAGATAGAGTTCTTAAAGCAACACGAGTTCATAACAGCACTACGAGCCGACATAAAGACTTTGTGGGAATACATTCGTCCTCAACTGAGTCGTAGGACTCGAGTAGATAAAAATGGTCATACACGAACACTACCCATTTCTGGTAAGCAAAAGACTGCTTTATATAGAGATTTAGAGAGAGTCGTGTTGTCGAGTGTTAGAGAGTATCTCGACGAGACCAATAACCAATATTTCTTGGAGCACGATGGTTGGGCTACTCAACGAGAAGTAGATACAACTGCTCTCATCGAGCACATTCAAATCTCAACGGGATACGAGATCAAAATAGATTCTTCTTGTAATACAACAAACAACATATAGTGTAGTACATCTCGTAAAACGATAGTAGATCTACTACTAAAGTAAAGTTTCGATAATCAACCTCAATAACACGAGCTATAAGTACCAAGACGATAGCAATGATGCGTTCGTCAATATACTTTAACATAGCATAGGCCCAGAGCCAAGAACCCCTCCCGCTGTGAAGCGCCAGGGGTTTTTCTTTATAAGTATAGTATCGAAAGGAAACGCTATGAACATAGAACTCGCACCCATTGGCTCAATCACGCCATATCACAAGAACCCACGCAAGAACTCAAAGGCCGTGGATAAAGTAGCTGAATCAATACAAAACTTCGGCTTTAATCAACCCATCGTAGTAGATGAGAATCGAGTAGTAGTGGTAGGGCACACACGCCTAAAAGCCGCACAAAAACTCAAACTCACAGAAGTACCTGTTCTGGTAGTAAGTGATCGCAGTCCCGAACTGCTACAAGCATATCGCATCGCCGACAACAAGCTAAACGAGTTGGCCGAATGGGACACGGACTTACTACACGAAGAACTGGCAGACATCGTAGAAAAGTTGGGCTCAGCAGAACTAACTGGCTTTGACTTTGATCAAATGGAGTATGACCGCACACGCCGAGACGACGATTGGAAAAGCCTAAACGAAAAGTATCTGGTACCACCATTTTCAATCATCGACGGTAGAGCAAGACCTTGGTTAGATCGCAAAAAGATCTGGAAGAACTCGGGCATTCGTTCAGACGAAGGTAGAAGCGAAGGGCTAACATATCCCAAAGAAGGCTACTTGGCAGTCAAAGACGCTTCAACATCAATCTTCGACCCTGTGCTGACAGAAACACTATATCACTGGTATTCAGCACCAGGACAGCATATCTTAGACCCATTCGCAGGAGGCTCAGTTCGCGGTATCGTAGCACGAGTCCTGGGCCGCAGTTATACAGGCATTGACCTACGCCCCGAGCAAATCGCGGCAAACATTAAAAACTGGGACGAAATGGTCCAAGACGGTCGAGACACACTAAACCGTTATCGTGGCACACAAGCAACAGAGCTAAACTGGCTTGAAGGCGACTCAAATGTGGTATTAGACGAACTCAACAACGAATCATACGATTTGGTCTTTACCTGCCCACCCTACGCAGACTTAGAAGTATATTCCGACAGAGCAGATGATCTAAGCACAATGAGCTATCCAGACTTCGTAGCAGTCTATAGCAGTATTATCAAAAAAGCCGCTGACAAACTAAAGAACAACAGATTCTTCGTTATTGTAGTAGGAGAAGTTCGCAGTACATCAAACGGCGGAGCATACTACAACTTCGTGGGAGACACTATTAAAGCGGGCATCGACGCCGGACTACACTACTACAACGAAGCTGTGTATATCACACCAAACGGTAGTTTAAGTATGCGAGCCGAAAGACCATTCCAAGCCGCTCGTAAGTTGGGCAAGCATCACCAAAACGCAATAGTGTTCGTAAAGGGCAAAGGCGACGAAGCCAAAGCCGAACTTGACGAAATAGAATCAGCATACGAACTACAAGAAGTATCAAATAAGCTGTTAGAAAAACACGAAAAGGTCCTGGTATTCACCAAAGGCAACCCAAAAACAGCTACACAAGAACTGGGCGAAATCGAAGTAGATAACCTGGCAATGCTGGACTCTATCAACGGAGTAGATTTAGCTGACTTAGTAAAGGGATTTACAAGCAATGAACAATGATGAACTATTATATCAAATAGAAGCAGCCGCAACCAGTCTGCTGACCGATAGCGAAATCATCACAAGTTTGGGCATCACGCAAGAAGTATTAGCTGAACACTACGCTATAGTAGAACGAGCACGCCTAAAGCTAAAACAAAGGCTCAACGCAAAACGGATTCAGGATGCGGCAACTTCTGGAGACGCTGGGGAAATCGTAGAAGCCATTCCACGGAATAACAAACAAAAAATAAGCTCTCGGGGCGGGGCTCGTGTAGGCGGAGGACGCCCTAAAGGTAGTACCAATAAGATCTCTATCAAATCATTGTTAGAAGCAATCGAACGAGAAACAGGAGACTCATTGGAGAACCTATTGGCCCAAGGCTACGCAGAAGCGATTCAAAGCCAAAACAACACGCTACGCCAACACTACGAAAAACTCTTTATGAACAAGGTAGTAGCCGACCAAGTAGATATCAACATAGGCCAAACCGAAGATGTAATCAGAGCCAAAGAGTTAGCGTTTAAAGAAGCCCTGGATTCAATGATCGGTCGAGCACCACCCGAACCTCCACTACATTAAAATAAGCGGAGAGAAACCAAAATAACGCAAAAACACGAAAAAATCTTCAATGAAATCAACGCTGAATCCAGGCCTCGATCATCGAAAAACTACCACCTAAGGGGGTAGTAGCAGGACACACAAAAACACCGCAAAAACAGGCGAAATAAACAAAACGACTTGTAAGTTTAGTGTAAGCTAACGATCGTATAATACATACATAGACAGCAGTAAAGTAGATCGCTTAACTGGTTTATAACACTTAGGAGTAAGAAATGAAGTCCATTATCGACAGCCGAGATCTCAACACTCGATTACACAATCTTTACCGTAATCGGGAACTATTAGAGTTTGCTCACAGCAAAGAAATGTTTAATCAGCAAGCATTAGCTATTTGGACCGAATGGTTAAAGTATCAGATGAAGCCGACAGCTACACCAGGTAGCATACAAGAACAACTTGATGTATTAGACACTCCCGAGTTCAATAAAGGCTGTTGGGAACTGGACAACGGATACGAAGAGGAGTTCGCATAATGGATTTAAACGATTTAACACCCGAACAACGGCTCGAGCATTGGCGAACAATCGACTGGTATATGGTGACTATTCAAGGTATCAACGCTCAGGGCAAAGAAGACACAGCAGTAGTCAAAATGTCCGGCGACATAGACTTTACGGTAGAATGTTGGGCCATAGACAAAGGTTGGTTTCAAGCAGCCGCAGTCAGCCAAGAACCAGTACCATACTACACACAATAAGGATTACAATGAGCACTTTAGAACAACGCACCATAGCTGACATTCAGAACCTTGTAGCACAAGGCTATCTAAGCCCTTATGACGGTCAATGGTGTATAGGCGCAATACGCAACCGACACGGACTAACAAGAGAGACTCGCCATCAGCTACGAGATCTGGTCCAATCCAAACTGCGTTCAGCCAAAGATCGGGCTTTAGGCGACATCGAGGCCAGCTTAGATTAGACTTATCCGATAAATCAATATACAATATAGTTGTAGGACTTAAACCTACCGAGTCGATTCGAAGCAGTTGAACTCGTTAAATCAATAGTCATTCTTACAAGGAGAAAAAGAATATGACAATCGCAAAGAACCGCAAGGTCTCACCACCTAAAAGTATTCAGAAATACATTGGCAAAGAATGGGGCACATGGGCTCCAGGAGATCGTATCCCAGTAGATACACCTTTAAGCAAATGCCAGCGAGACTACAAAGAGCAAAATGTATTCAAATACATCAAAAAGATCGGTGGATTAGACCGCAACTTGTTCGGCTACGCTACAGCAATACGCCGCAAGTCAGATGGTCAGTTAGCATTGGTAAATGGACAGCATCGTATCAATCTGGTAAAGATCCTAAGTCCTTTAACAACAGAAGTACCAGCACAAATCATTGATGTAGAGGACGAAGATTTCGACCGTTATGGCAGTCGCTTTTTTCATCAGATCAATGGTGGAGTCAATAAAGCACTTACTAACGAAGAACTATTCTACGCACAAGTAATCGCCGAAGATCCAGAAGCCCTGGCTATTCGACAAGCCCTGGTCAAATGCCAACTCAGCTGTGGTAAAGTCAATAACGAAGTTGGCACACTACCCATCAAGTACGCTACATTCGTCAAGTGTTTGGCCTTAGGTGGTCCAGCAACAGAGCGAGCAGTTCAACTACTACGCAAAGGCTTTAAGTCAATGAACGAAGTAGCACTACACGGTTTAGTATATCTACTAAGTCGCCGAGAGTACGAAGTCCTGGGCAACCGTTCAGTAGCAGTAGGCAAGCACTTCGAAACCTGGCTAACACAAGCAGTCCCAATGTTTCATTCGGTGACAGCACTTACCTTTCCTAAGTATCACAATGCCAAGTCCTGGGAAGTAGGAGTAGCATATGGTTTAGTTCAAAGTTTCGTTAAACATCAGCGTAATCAGAATCTATCAGCTATTCAAGTAGGCACTATCAAAGAGATTTACGAAGAGTCAGTTGGCAAAGATGATTCGGGAGTGTTATAATGTCTAAGACCAGTCTCGAAGATCTTAAACGCTATGCCGAAGCTTGGAGAGGCGGTTGGGTAGTAATCGCCAACATCCCAACTTCTAAGGTAGCAATACACCGAATCCAGGCCAAATACGACTTAGACAATCCAGACCATTGGGCTCCATACGATCGGGAACTACAAGACTATAGAGCCTTAAAGTGTAATATGTCAGCTGATTTCGACACACACGAAGAAGCTGTTGAATACGCGGTAGAAGTAGTAAAGGCAGGAGCTACTTACTTGACAATCTGTAGTCCCGAAGTATATGCCTGGGCTTTAGACGACGCAATGAAGACCAATCCAGCAGTTAGATTGGCCGGAGAAAAGATTCAATGGTTATCATCAGGAAAGGTCGCACAATGAAGCCAACTACACGAGCAATGGAACTCATCATCGAGCTAAAGTATCTTATCAATAGGTTAGAAGGTAAAGAGCTAACACAGGACGACCTTGATCGTATCAACGCTATCTCCCGAGAGTTCAATAAGCTAAACCCCAAGTTTAGTGTAATCGACTTCGTTAGAGAAGATAAGTAAGAGGGTAAGCAGTTGTAGGGCATCTGCTTACATCCTCGCTAAGGAAACCCCCCGGGAAAGTATGGCTCGGGGGGTTTTTCTACGAACAGCCTGGCCGCTAAATATAAGATACAAAAAGGACCCGCAACCTTATGCCACAACAAATCAAACGCTCTTATTCAGAAGCACGAGTAGATCTAAGTAAGATGACATTCACGCCCGATGTCCCATCAGCAGCCTTGGGCGCAAACGAATACAACTACGGTAAGAATGTAGAAACCGATGTAAGAGGTATTCGATCAATATCCGGCGACGACCCAGCCAGCTCGAGCACACCTGGCATCCCAACTTATGTGTCAGGCGGCTTTAGACAACCAGTAGGCGATGAAGTCAATAACTTCTTCTTTATCACAGCCAATCAAGACGGTAAGTGGTGGTGCTGGAACGGTTATTTCTGGGAAGATATTAGCCCGGTACAGCCTACCGGCAGTTATACACAAGCACAAAATATATCAGAAGGATGGTCAGGCACCGTTCCTGTGTTTAACGACGAACAAAACCCACCAATGTTCTGGCCCGAAGACTCAACACGCAAAAGTATAACAATCACTGGAGCAAGTGGCAATGGCACATCAGCAACTCTTACATTTGCGGCACAATCAGTAGCACCTTGGAAGGTCGGGGACACCATTGTAGTCAAAGGTATCTTACCAGCCACATATCAAGGTATCCATACGGTCTCTGCTTGTAATACAACTTCAGTGTCCTGGTTAAGTTCGGCAACAGGCTCACAAATACAAACTGGCCTGGTCAGTAGCCCACAGCCTAAGATGAAGATGTATTCAAATATCGTTCCTATCGACATTTACGATATCACACAGCCAACCGTAGATACAAGAGAAATCACATTCTATGGCGTAGCTGAATCAACAGGCTCTACCATCGTTGGCACAACACTAACCATCGGCGCACTACCAGTAGGCACACTCGAGCCTGGTATGTTCTTACAAGGTACTGGCTTTACTCCTGGTACAAAGATCATTGGCAACATAGCAGGAGCCGGAGCTGGTTCTACCTGGACGGTCAATATCCCACAAACCAGCTCCGGCGACTGGGACTTTACACGCTGGCAAGGCACACCATTCGTAGTAGGCGAAACCGTAGCACTAAGCAATGTTCAACCACGCTACTACAACGGCACTTGGGAAGTGGTAGCATCAGACTACTACTACGCAACCATCAAGTGTTCAGTATCAGACGCTTACTCTAAAGGTGGTACAATCGCTTCTGAATATACTTGGAACTGGAACCCAGACTGGAGTTCAGTATATGCCAAGTGGCTTCGCATTTACAACACGCCCAATGTGGGCTCAATCTTAGTAGCCGGTAATCTTGTAGCAACCAACGCAGTATCAGACGATATCGAAAACTATCCAGTGACTGCTCAATGGAGCCAATCGTTCGGTCTCAATCAGATGCCATCAACTTGGACACCAACGGTGACCAACATCGCCAACCAACTTGAAGTACCACTACGCGGAGAATCACTTGACGCCTTTCCTTGTAATGGCAACTTGTTCTTGTGCTCATATTGGGACACGGTGGTATTCAGTCCTCTCAACTACGCTACAACTAATACACCAATCTTGGGCGTAAGACTATTCAACCAGGGACGAGGCTTACTATCAAGCAACTGCTGGGCCAATACAGACCAAAAGGTATATGGAGTAGATGCTCGAGACATTTGGGTATTCGACGGCAACTCATTTCAAAGTCTCGGCAACCAGCGTGTTAAAAACTGGTTCTACGAACAAATCGACGAGCAGTATTATAATCGTATCTTTATGGAGGTCAATACAGCCAAGAACCAAATCGAGATTTACTATCCAGACTTGTCAGCCACAGATGGCGTACCAAATAAGATGCTGAGTTATCGTTATGACTTAGACTGCTGGAACGCACCACGCGATGTAGATAGCGCAACATTCGCTTGCGAAGCACCGCGCTGGACAACAGATAAGATCTTCCTGGCTCAAACACCTATAGCAACTTCAGGTTCAGGTGTGGGCGCAGTAGTAGATATCAAACGCACATTTCAAGACTACTATCTACCCGATGGCATTTATAGTATCATCAATGGCGGCTCTGGCTACGCACACAACGATACAATAACATTCTCGGGACAAGTCCTGGGTGGCACAACACCAGCCAATGATTGTGTAGCAACGGTAGGGGAAGTAGATGTCAATGGTAAAATCTTAACAATCAAAGGCAACTCAACTGGAGCAATCGGTGGCACACCAGCAAAGATCTGGAGTTATGACAACGCAAGTCGTTGCGTCGTATATGCTCGTGGTTTCAATGGTCGCACACTACTACAAAAAGATATTGGCTTCGACTTCGCAAGTGGCGCACTAAACGCCGCTATCCCAATCGAGTCATCATTCCGCAAAGACAACATCAAGTTCTCAAGAGACTACTCAGACAAAGTCTTAGTACATCGTATCTTACCCGAAGTAGTCAATCTAAACAAACAGCTACTACAGATTGATCCAATAACCGAATACTATCGCATTGGCAATATTGACATTACCTTAGGTGGTGCCAACTCAGTAGGTCAAGCACCAGTAGAAAATACAACAGCAACGGTATCGACCAATACAGATGATCCTTGGGTACAGATCGCACAAAACGCTCACCGAGTGAATACATTAGAAGTCAGTACAACACAGGACCGCACAACCTGGATGCTGACAGCACTAACAGCACAAATCACACAAACGGAAGATGACAGATAATGGCAAAGTTTCCTATCGACTCAGACAAAGACACGCAAGGTGTTGTAGATGCCATCAACTATGTAATGAGTGGCCCAAGTGGCCTGGGACAAAACTTCTCAGGCTACTCAGCTTACCTACCAGCGTATGTTCGCCCAACTACACGCCAGCCATTCTCACTACCCGTTAGCACTACATTAGATCCCAGCTGGTATCTATCAGTGCCTATAACAACTATCACAACAATCAATCCAACACCATCACAACTATTGGAGATCACTTTCACTACACCATTCGCCAGCGCACCATTTCAAGCTGGCGATAGATTGATGATTGATGGCACCACAGCGGCTGGTGGTGATCCAGGGTTCTATAATGGTCTAAGACTTACGGTCCTAAACTGCTCAACAACTCAAGTTCAGATGTACTATTCAGAAAACTTGTATTGGCCTGGTCTGGCCGCACCAGGCGGTAGTCTTGTACGAGACTACTATGATTACGATCTATCAACAGATTGTAATGGTCGAATCAGTATTCAAAGTGGCACGGACCGAGTGTTTATCAACGCACAGATCCTGGTAGATATTGACTACACTTGTACTATCCCTTCAACTTGGTCATTTAGAGCTCGTGTCAATAGATATCGTGGCACACCAAGCACAACACCAGGCTCAACAGATTATCTATTCGACTTCGACACAACCGTAGCAGAACGAACAATCAACTTTAGCACAACAACATCCAGCACAGCCTCTGACATCGAATATGTCTTTACTTCAGTGTTAGACAGCGAAGTACCGTTTGGCTACTATTGGTATATTCTCGAAATCAACTTTATCACCGACACCGGAGACGCACTACCAGGCAAGGTAGTGTCAAAGCTAAGAAGTTTAACAGCTCAGGTAGTTAAAGAATAACTACTTCAAAGGAGTCGCAATGAACGGAATAGAAACAATCAAACAGGTGTTCCCACCAGAACTACTAAAACGCATTCAAGAAGAAGTTGGCCGAGTGCCATTTCATTATGGATGGCATTCAAATCGAGGCATCGAATATACTCACTGGAACTACTCATTCGCAAAAGCAGGAGCAGACAACAGCTTGGATGTATCAGATCAGATCTCGGGAGTGATCAAAGAAGCTTGGGACTATCTACAAGCAAATCATATTGGCCCACAAGCACTACTACGCTGTTATGTCAATGCTCACACATATGGTATCGAAGGCTATCCACATACAGATTCAAGTAGGGCATTAGATAAAACCATATTGGTATATCTTACACCCAACTGGCAAATCAACTGGGGCGGAGAAACCGTAGTGTATAAAGATGGAGACATCTTACACGCCGAACTACCACGAGAAAATAAAGGGCTAATCTTCCCAGGAGCACAACTACATTGTGCTCGCGCAGTGACCCGCATCTGTCCAGCACTACGACTAACACTAATGTTCAAATACGCACCTATAGGCTACGACACAACAAGAGACAATATACAACGACTATTGGTAGCAATGGGCACACACAAAACAAAGCACTCTAAAAATAACTTAAAGGGCCACTTACTACGCACATACGATCGATTGCGAGCAAAGGGCTATTCAACAACTATCTGTGCCGCCGGAGCACTACACTCTATCTTTGGCACTAACGCATTTAAAACAGCAACTTTAGGTCCAGAAGCAAGAGAACCATTGGTAAAGATGGTAGGAGAAGAAGTAGTACGCTTGGTAGAACTATTTCGAGATATCAAAAGACCCAGCACATTAGAAAACGCATTAGCAAAGAAAACGCTTACGGTAGAGACTAACTCAGGCTCCACAATCGAGCTTACACCGGATCAACTAAATAGTTTATGCGCTATAGAAGCCGCAAATCTGCTTGACCAGAACGCAAACCTGGCAAAGTATCCGCATTTAAGCCGCATAATGCCACAAGGATAATCAATGAAGAAAAACAAAAACAACTCTAAAATGATTGACTTTAGTCAGTTATCAGACAAGGAGTTAAAAGAGTTAGCCCGACACTTAGAATCATTGGGCCACGGAGAAGACACCGTATTAGCACACATTCGTCCAGACGAAGCCGAACTACTTAAAAAGCGTGGTGGTTCAGGCGCTATCAACCCCGACACCGGTTTAGTATCATTCGACGGTGATGGAGGTGGTGGTGATGGAGGTGGTGGCGACGGCGGAGGCGGAGATGGAGGTGGTGGCGACGGCGGAGCAGGTGATGGCGGAGCAGGTGATGGCGGAGCAGGTGATGGCGGAGACGCAGGCGGAGACGCAGGCGGAGACGCAGGTGGCGATACTGGCGACACAGGTGATACAGGTGATACTGGTGATACTGGCGATACTGGTGATGATGCCGCAGACACTGGAGACGATACTGGAGACGATACTGGTGATGACGCAGCCGATGACGCAGCCGATGACGCAGCCGATGACGCAGCCGATGACGCAGATGACGCAGCCGATGACGCAGATGACGCAGCCGATGACGCAGATGACGCAGATGACGCAGATGACGCAGATGACGCAGATGACGCAGATGACGCAGATGACGCAGATGACGCTGATGACGCCGATGATGCTGATGATGCTGATGATGCTGATGATGCTGATGATGCTGATGACGACACTGGAGATGGTGGAGGAGACGGCGGAGGTGGTGATGGAGGTGGTGGCGATGGTACAGGACCAACAGGCCCTACGGGACCAACAGGCCCTACACCAGGCACACCAACGGGACCAATGGCACCAAAGTTTGGCTTAAACCCATTCTACTATCAGCCTAAAGCCGCGTATAATACAACAGACCCAGCACAAAGCAAGTTCTACTGGGGACCACACGGACAGCAATCAAGTAATACGCAGTTCAGTTCAGCAGAATGGAATGCCGGAGCACCACAGCAGGCCTGGGGTATTCAAGAAAGTGCTAAACCACTAACAGCAACAGAGCTACAAAATGTAATGGCGGGATATAGCTGGGGACAACCACAACAACCACAACAGCCAGTATTCAATCCACAACCACAGCCAATCCCACAACCAATGCCAGAACAACCAGGTGGATTCCCACCACCAAGTTTCGGAGGAGGTGGAGGTAAGATAGGTGGCGGCCCAGCACAACCAATCTTTGGACCAGTACCATTCGCCTCACAAGTAGCTGGACCAGCAGTACCAGGACAACTACCAATGAACACAATGGGGCAACCTCAACTAAACGACTTAGTTCAACAGCTACTAAGAGGCATCAGATAATCCATACTAAATATGGATATAAGGAAGGATAACAACTATGGGTGATTTATTCGGCGGTAAAGGTGGGGGCGGCGGTTCAAGTACGCAAGTCCAGTATCTACCAGAGCAAATAGAAGACATTAAAAAGACACAAGCATACAAGTGGGGCACAGCGATCCCAGGTATCGAAAAAGCACGATTAGAAGGCGAAGAAGCTTATCAAGCAACTAAAGACCCTTACACTCGAGCGGCAGGCAACGCATACGGCACACTGGGGCAAATAGGCCAAACAACTGGAGAGACTGGCGAGTCAGCACTACGCACGGGCATCAGTGGCTTAGAAAACTTATTCGGCAAAGATTACGAAGCACAACAGATTCAAGCCGCATTGGCACCAGCACAATCACAATACGCACAAAACATAGCTAACCAGCAAGCCAGCTTCGGTGGAGCAGGTCAGTTGGGATCAGCACGACAAGCATTGGCCGGCTCACAAGCGGCTGCGGCAAACGCGGCTAATATGGGTAATATCGCCGCACAAACTTCAGCCAACATCGCTGGACAAAGACTACAAGCGGCAAATCAGTTAGCCCAGTTGGGACAATCAGGTTTAGGTATGGCCGGCGAAGCTTCAAAGCAACAAGTAGGTCTAACAAAAGCACCTATGGACTTGGCACAACAATATATGAACGGTCAATACGGCTTACCTGGTGGCACATATCAACCACCATACCCAGGCACCAACAGCAGTTCGACACAAAAGGATTTAGGCTTATCCGACGCAATCGGTATCGGCTCAACTCTATGGCAACTATTCTCAGATGAGCGAGTAAAAGAAAATATCAAGCGTATCAGCACCGTAGAAGGCTTACCAGTATATTCTTACAACTACAAGTGGGAAGCAACACCACGCAAGGGTGTAATGGCACAAGACCTATTATCGACAAAATACGCATCGTCAGTATCTCGACACAAGTCAGGCTACTTCGTGGTAGATTACGGTAAGCTACCAACAGCAATCAGAAACCAAGCGTTTCCAACTAAGGACTAATAAATGTACGAAAACACAACCTACGATCCGTTTGGTAGCGTTGTTGGGTCTGAATACACATTAGATCCAGCAGAAATCCAACGCCAGCAAGAAGAAGAAGAACGCAAGCGTCGTGAAGAAGAAGCCGCGAGAGCGGCAGAAGAAGAAGCACGCCAAAAAGCTGCCGACGAAGCAGTACATAAGCAAGAAGTTATCACCTACGGCGATGGCACTCAAGAGCGTAAAACCGTAGAAACTATCCCAGCTGGGGCCAGAGGTCAAAATCGAGTTCAACCTGTAGCACCAGAACAAGTATTCAATAATATGGTTCAAGCCGAAAGCGGCGGCCAACATTATAACAAACAAGGTGGCATACTAACAAGCCCAGCAGGCGCAGTAGGTATGGCTCAAGTTATGCCAGCCACAGCCGCAAGTCCAGGTTATGGCGTAGCACCAATCACACCACAAGAGTTAGCAACACCAGAAGGCAACCGCCAGTTCGGTGAAAGATACTACCAAGGCTTACTACAACACTTCGGTGGTGATCAAGCCAAAGCAGTAGCGGCTTACAATGCTGGTCCTGGCGCAGTAGAAAAAAATCTACGAGCAAATCAAGGTCAGTTAAATGTAGCACAACTACCAAGAGAAACACAAAACTATGTTCAGAAAGTTCTGGGCAAGGTAGTAAATGCTGTCATCCCAAGTGCTCAAGCCAGCACACTACCACAAGGTAGAACACCAGGCTACTTTCCAGACGCAGGAGCCGGTCAAAGTACATCTACATTCGCACAAAATGATCCACGCCGAACAGATCGCGCCACACCAGTAGCACCTACAGAACTTTATACTCCACCACAAGAGCAGTTGGGTGAAGACGGTTCAGTATATGGTAAAGGTGGAGCTCGTTATGTAGAGCCAGTAGTAGTAGGAGAAGGTCAAACAGAAGGCTTTACCGGCCAAGGTTTGCGAGCACCAGCTACAACTACACTACCAAAAGCCAGCGCAGAACAAATCGACCAATATCAGCAGAATCAAAACGACCCAATGAAACTGCTACAAATGGCCAACGACGATTCACAGCCCGACTTCTTAAAAGAGCGAGCAAGAAACCGTGCGGCAGACATTCTATCAACACAACGCGATACACAAAAAGCCGAAGAGCGTATCAAATCAGCAACACCAGCTGAAGCCGCTCGTATGATGACTGGTAAGCCAAGAGACAAAGTAGATATCATCACCAAAGCACTAATGTTCAACTACCTGGGCTTAAAAGAACTGGCGTCAGCTGAGTTCAACAAGTTAGATAGTTCAGCAACAGACAAGATGGTTCAAGGACCAGACGGTCAATCATATTTGGTCAGTATGCGTGGAGATGGTTCTATTATCTCTGGCCACGATGCCGATGGTAATAAACTAAACGACAAGCAACTTATTCAGTTGGGAGCCGGAGTAGCCGGTGGTAAGCCAGACATCGTAGGTGGCACTTATGTCAATGACAAAACAGGCGAAGTAGGTCGTGTAATGTCCGACGCAAGAACAGGTCAGAGTTATGTAATGACAGACGCTGGTCGTAAGCCAATGGCAGGATTCAGACCACAAAGCTCAACCGGCACATTGGACATGCAACGAGTACAGCAAGTTCAACGACAAAACATCGAGTTAGCCGGCGATTGGGCAAAGCTACAAATGAAGGTTCAAGGTGCCGCACCAGAAGCAGCCAACAAGTTCGTAGGCGAGTTTAATGCCAAGCACGGTACAAACTACAGCGTACAAAGTATCAGCGGTCAAGCTCCACAGATCGATATGACATCTGGTCAGATGATTCAAACAGCACCACAGGCCGCACCAGCGGCTCAGACAGCACCAGCTCAGACAACTCAAGCCGCACCAGCGGCTCAACAAGCACCAGCGGCTCAACAAGCACCAGCACAAGCCGCAACTAATCGAGTTCAGGCAATATCACCAGCTGATCTTGAAAAACAAGGTCGTCTAAGTGAAAAACAACAAGAAGGCGTTATCAAGAGTAATCAAGAGTTTGGCGATAAGCTAACTGCGGCTCGCCAAACAGGTATTTCGCAAAAAGCCACTATTGATCGTATTCAATCAAGTATCGACAAGAACCCAGCGTTCTGGGGCATCGACACTAACAGCACAGCCTGGCGTGCTTTCGTTGATCTAAATAGTACTAACGAAAATAGACAACAAGCATTAGACTCATTCGCAAGAAACTTAAACATTCCTAAGGACAAGCGAGCCGAGTTCGATCAGACTATGAATGACTATCGCTCACTACAAGTAAATGCTATTACCGGCAGTGGATTATCAGCAAGTCAGACTAACTCAGAAAAAGAAAGTCAGCGTGTTGTAGGCACGGTAGGTAGCTTGGCAGATAGACCAGCAGCCGCTAAAGCCACATTAGAATATGCCAAAGCCAAGATTGACTATGTAGATCAGAAGGCTCGTGCGTGGGCACAAGCCAAGAAGCAGCCAGGAGCAGACTACGCAGATTTCGAAAGTCAGTTCGATAGTCAAGTAGGTGAAAAGATCTTCGCAGACGCAAATCGTCGAATGAAAGAAATCGTTGGAGGCGGAGCAAGTTTAGGTACAACTTCAAGTGGTAATAAGTTTAGGAGAGTTCAATAATGGCGTATGTATATGAAATCAATGGACAGCGAGTAGAGTTCGAAAACGAACCTACTCCACAAGATATTGACGAAGCGGCTCGCCAGCTTGGACCAGCTCCTGAACAAAGATCAGCAGTAGCCGATGAAGCTCGTGGTGTAGCACAAATCGCCGCAGTACCAGCGGCTGGTGCTATCAACTACGCTTTAGAAAACCCAGTCTCAACAGCCATTGGAGCCGCAGGGGCCGCTTCTTATGTTCCTGGACTAAACAAGCTACCAGTAGTAAGAGATATTAAAGCAGTAAGAGAAGGTTTGGTAGAAAGATTTAGTCCAAAGGCCGGACCAGCAGTACCAGGCTCACCAGGTAATCCAATCGGCGGGTCAGGTAGTGGCAGTTCGGCACCGGTAAGAAACATTCCTATCAACGCTCAGCCATCGGCACCAGCACAGCCAATACGCTCAGTAATGCCACAAGCAACTTACAATGTGCCTACAAGCAATATGCCACAGATGCGTGCCCCACTACCAGGAGCAGTTTCTGGACCAGTAGTACCATCAGCACCAGCACCTACAGGCGGGCCACTACCATCGGGTATGACAGCCGGTGAAGCACCATTCAGACCACCACAGCAGGCCAGCATATTAGATAAAACAACTAATATGATTCGACAACTCGCAGCCAACAAGGTAGTACAAAATATGGCCAAGGGTGGAGCGGGCGTAGCGGCAGCACTAACACCAGGCAACATCGGTCAGAACTATAACTTTCCACAAACTGGTCCGCTAAGAGGTTCAGAAATCAATCCACAGACAGGTCGTCCTTGGACACAGCAAGAGCTGGCGGCATATAACCAGCAATATAAGTAATCCAGGAGACAATAAATGATGAACTTCGAAGATTTAATGAGTATGGCATCAGAAGAAAAAGATGAAGCCAAAGAAACACGCACAAAAGTAAGTGAAACAGCCGACACGCTACTACAGATATTCAACAATAACTTCGTAGCGTACTATAGAAGCCATGTAGCACATGTCAATATCGTCGGTAGAAACTTCTACAGCGATCACAAACTACTGGGAGGTGTATATGAAGACCTACAAGGTCAGATTGACACTATCGCAGAACTACTACGCACACTACAATCAGAAATGCCAGCAGATTTAACTGGCGTATTAGAACGCAGTGAAATCGACTCAACAGAACTGGCCGGCGACGCTGACTTTCTGTTGTCAATGGTAGAAGAAGATTTAGAATACTTGGTTGGCAACTATCGTGATTTAATCAATGTAGCAACAGCCGAAGGTCAAGATCATATCGCCAACTACGCTCAAGACCGTATTACTACATTAGAAAAGTCGATCTGGATGATCAACTCGACGCTTGGGGTTTAACTCTCTTGTAAGCAACACTACCACGAACGCTATAACCCTGGCGTTCGTGTAGTCTAAGAAACGCAGATTGATCACTACGAATCGTGCTACTACTAATAACACTACACTGACTATAACGAGCATAGTCCTCCCACATATTCAACATATCCTTTAAAATAGCAATACGAGTTCGGGGACTAATAGTCATATCACAATGAGCCATCATAATATTCAATACTCGATCACGACTCCATACAGCTTGATCACCAGGTTTAGCCCAGGTATAAGCAATGAGTCGGCCAGACTCATCACGGAGGCAGTTTAATAGTGTGGAGGTGGGATTATAAAACTGATGTACAACCGACAATGTAAGGCTGTACTTTAGGTGAGGGATGTCAATCTCAAAAACATTCTCAACTTCGCTTCGGAAGTTATCTTCAGCAAGACGGGCAATATCATCAACATCAATGCCGGTAGCTGGGGTCCAAATCATACTCATAGCAGTTCCTTTCGATAGCGTATTTAAGTGTCGGGCAAGTCCCGTGCTAAATAAAGTAGAACAAAACGGCAACGATATGCCAATAAACCCCAAGGAAATCATAATGAAATCAAATAACTTAGACTTCGACGGTATGGCGGGCGATGGTGTAAATCGTGCTAAAGACCGTTTCGCTAAAAATCAATGGAGCGGTCATAGCAATGACGGACGCACCGTAGATTTCGGTCGCGGCCCTACAAAAGGCAACGACGGCACACACGATAGCACATGCCAAGCACCTACAACAGGTGGAGCACAATCAAACACCAAGCAGTATCGTGGAGTAGGTGGTACAGCAATGCCCAAGACAGGCAAGGACTCATTCAACTTCGGCCGTGGTCCTACAAAAGGCAACACCAACTGCTAATAAGGAAACAATATAATGAGCAACCCACAAAGCAAACCAATCAATCAGAAGCGTGGTCCTACTACAGGCAACGCTGGCAACGCAAGTAAGCGTACAGCATTCAATGAAGCCAAAAGCGCATCAAGTTCGCAAAAATCAGAGTTGGCTAACATGGTGACTTCAGCATTAGAAATGCGTGGTCGCGGTCAAGCCGCAAAGAACAACCCAGCATTAGAAAGCTTACACGATAAGACTAATGTAGGTCGAGGCCCTACAAAAGGCAACGCTGGTAAGAAGTAATGGGACAGCTATTTGGCCCTGGTGGCACCCCCGATGTTCTGATACGACCTGTATTAAATCCACAGATAGGCTTTGGGATGCCACCATCTGGGGAGTATGACCCTCCAGCTACCGACGGTAGTTTAGGTCCAGGACTCGATGACGAAGACGCTTTTGGCTATAGCGGCGGCAGTCCAGGCGAAGAGTCTGACCAACCAGCTCAACCAGTAGCACCACCAAGCGGACAAAAGCAATACACCTTTAATAATCCTGACGGTACCACTTACCAAAAGGCCTTATATAAAGAACCAGCTCAACCTGTAGCACCACAACAACCAACGCCCGACACAGACGCTGAAGATCACGGAGCACCAGGTATAGTTGATGACGGCGGCATAGAAAATATGCCAGGCGGTATTCCAATCGATATGAGCAAGTTCTTCTCTAAGTTCGGTGCCGGGTCTGGTGGTCCAGGTTATGCGGCAGATTTTGGAGGAGGCCCACAGCTTGGAGGAGGTCCAGCCAAAACAGGTCCAGTAGCAACGCCAATGGTAATGCCACCAACGCAAACACAACAACCCAGTTGGTTCGCACAAACAAACGATACACAAAGCCCACTACTGAACACCGTCGGTATTTGGCGATAAGTAAAAAGAGGGCAATAGCTCTCGCAATGAAAGGTAAAAGCAATGAAGAAAACAACCACCAAAGAAGAAAACCCTTGGGCTGACACTCCAGCCCCAGCGGCACAAGAAACAGCAGTAGAAGTAGAAGCCGAAGTAGAAGTAGAAACTGCTGTCATCCCTAAATCACTCGACGCACCAGAGTATGACATTGACGGTTTAATGACCGACTTTCCTACAGCACGAGACTTAGAGCGATTCGTATTCGACGAAACAGGTATCGTTCTAAACTTAAAAGGTCGAGCAAACAAACTCAAGTATCAAGTGGCTATGGATGTCTTAAACGGCGTCGAAGTCGATCCCAAGTTCGTTGGACACGACAATCCATACATCGACAAAACAGAGTTGGTACCAGTAGATAAGATCAAAGACGCACCAGCAAGATCACCTACACTACCTGATCGCTCTGATGTTCAAAACTCATTCTACTCTCCAACCGTTCCACACCCAGATCCAGATGAACGAGCCAAAGACGGCAAGTGCCATATGATGTTCCGCAAGTATAAGAACGGTATGATCTCATACGAAATCTTAGGCCCTATCAATCCACGCCCACACGGTAGCAAGATTGACAAGTATGGTCGCAATCGTCCTGAAGTAATCAAAATGATTGACCCACGCACCGGCGAACAACTGGTACAGCGTGAAGACGGCACACTAACTCCACAAGGCAAACGCTTACGAGCTATGATGCAGACTTACAGAGTCAATAAGTCAAACTTCTGGGACACTTGGATTGATCGCGAGTTCGTAAGTCTAAATGATTCAGTAGCACACAATCCTTGGGATTTAAAGTAATGAATCACGACTCTCGAGACCGTGAAATCAGCCAGGCTCGACAGGTACGAGACACTCTCATTCTCCAAAAAGTAAATGGAGCACAACGAGAAGCGTTTCGTACCAAGTTTCCTGGTCAAGTAGAGCATATGATGAGATTGACTGCCGAACGCTTACAACACATCCTGGTCAATAAACCTGGTGATCTAAGCGACACAAGCACTTGGAGTAGTAGCCCAGCCGACATTCAGCAGTTGGCACAAGCACTACACTATCTCTCATATCTCAACAAAGACTACCCTATTAGAGAGGAGTGAAGATGAATCTTACTACTGGTAATACTCAAGTAGATATCAATGGCGAATGGCACAACGAACATCTTTATATCACGCTAACAAATGACAGCAAAGAGTTCCGCATAGAGTTAGACGATATCGACTTAGAACACTTTATCTCCACACTAATCAACTATCAACACGAGAGACCGTAAATGATTGGCCCAACAACTCTAATGGCCAGGAGTTTGCGTTATGTGTTAGACAGCAATGGAGTAGCTCCAGAGACTTATCGAAACTGGCCTACAAACTTACAACTAAGACTACAAGACTTAGTAATAGATGTAGCCGACGATATGAAGTACAATCAACTCAAGTACTTTAGACCGTTCGATCATCAACTGGAGTTCTTTAAAACAGGCTCGTCTGAACGCAGAGGTATTCTCGCTGCCAACCGTATTGGTAAAACCGTAAGCACCTGTTATGAAACAGCGTGCCATCTCACAGGCATCTATCCCGATTGGTGGGAAGGTCATCGCTTCGATAAACCTATCACCTGTATGGTAGCTGGTGAAGGCTGGAGTCAGGTAGCATTGGTTCTACAACAAGAACTATTGGGCACACCCGACATCAAACTGGTAGAGCAAATAGGCACTGGCACTATCCCACGAGCCAACATCGTAGTAGATACAATGCGTAATGATGGAGCCAACTGCGTGGGCGTAGAAATACGACACGCAAAAGGAGGCAACTCATATCTCCTATTCGCCAACTACACGCAAGAAGTTCGACAGCTACAAGGCTTTAAGTTAAACCTGGCAGTATTTGATGAGCAACCACCAGATGATTTCTTCTCAGAAATCGTGACGCGAACAGCAACAACACAAGGTAAAGTGTTATGCTCATTTACACCACTTAAAGGTCTAAACGGTCTTGTAAGCAAGTTTTGGAACCGAGAAGAAGGCTACGAATACATTCGAGTAAGCTGGGATGATGTACCCGAGTATGATCCTTGGGGTCAGCCATTCCTATTAGCAGAAACACGCCGACAACTCGAACGAGACTATCTACCACACGAACGAGAAGCTCGTATCGCTGGTAAGCCAGTAATGGGCAAGGGCGCAGTATTCCAACTACGAAGCTGGCCAACATACACTACGGGTCAGATCGACTTTACTCGTATCCCAAATATTCATCGAGTAATCGCACTGGATTTGGGCTTGGTCAATGACCAGACCGTAATCTCACTAATGTATTGGGAACCATATGAAAGAACAGCATATCTACACAAACAAATCTGCGTTAAAGGTATCGAAGAAGCTGTACCATCTCAGTATATCAATCACTTGCTTCGTCCTGAAGTGTATGGCACTCCTATCGTTCTACCTGCTGACGCATCTACTCCTGGCCGATACACTATGAGTGCTAACTCTATACGAGAGCTATTTGAAAACTACGAACTCAATGTATATCACAAGCCTATTATGAACCCACCAGACAGCGAAGGGCGTATCACTAACCATAAAAGCTATGGTATCAACCAAATGCGACAAATGTTAGAAATGGGTTCGCTAATGGTCAATGACAACTGCACCCAGTTTCTGTCCGACGCACAAAACTACTATGTAGATGAAAAGGGTAGATTTAGCGACCCCGACGACACAATCGATTCGTGTCGCTACGCACTAATGGCGTGCTTACAAGGTATCGCAGAGCCTTGGGATAACCGCACTCCACAACAGCGTATGGCAGCTCAACGACAGCGTCTATATAAGCCACAAGATGATTCAGCCAAGCCGGCGTGGAAAAAGTCCTACAATCCCGAGGGCTAATCGCTCGAATATCAATACGGCTAAATAAAGCATCAGCAAAGGAACTCTGACCATATGTTAGACATTAAACATCAAGTAGTCCAAGATATCAATCAAAATGTAAAGCAAAACGCCACCTTCGTCCGTATGAAAAATCAGATGGATATAAAGATGGCTTCTTATCTAAGATATCTGGGCACTAAAAACGCAGTCAATCGAGCAACTGACTATCACTATCTATGCTTGGCGGTGACTGACTCTACAGCCCCGGTAAATGGCATTGACTATATTCACCCATCTGTAAAGCCAGTAGTAGATTATGCTACAGCAGTTATCACCAAGGGACTAATGCCCAATGGCGAAATCAACTTCGAGTTCGTACCCGACAATGAAGCTGACGAAGTAGCCGCACGCCAAGCTACTAATATGGTCAGTCGAGTAGTAAATCAGATGAATGATCCGCACTTTATCTTAGAGCGTTGGGTTATGGACTCCGCGATGCATAAAAACGGTATGATGATGATCAAACCTATTCGCGAGCCAATCACACGCTATATCGAAACACAAGGTACTAACGAACAACTACAAGCATTCGAAGTTCAAGCCGCTGAAGCTGGACTAACAGCAGTAAGACAAAGCAAAACAAGACTAACGGTCGATATGGCTCGCGTAAAAGCCGAGCTACAACAAGTATTAGGCGAACAAGCCGGAGCCATTGACGAAGAACGCTTTAATCAAACAATCGACGCAATACGAGCAGGCGAAGAAGGCGTACCAGAAACCGCTATTGATCCAGTCGCAGATCAAGAATCAGCACTAAATGACGCAGTTCGTCGCAACACAATCTTCAAAGCCAAATACAAACTAACTGGCTACAACATCAACATTCGTTTCCACCCTATCGCTCAACACTATTGGATCTGCGATCCTACCGTACCAGAAATGCGAGACCAACCTTTCTGCGGCTACTACGACCCAATGAGTATCCAAGAAGTAATGGAACTATATCCCGACATCGACTTAGAAAAGTTTCGTGAGTATGCCGAATACAATATGAATGGAGCGTATCAAGCAGGTTCAGTATTAAACAACTTGGCTATTCACGCTCGAGACTCTGTGCCGGTAATGGGTATCCCAGTAAGTTCAGCCGCATCAGCAGATCCAGATAGCCGACAAGTATCAGTAGTGACCGTTTGGAACAAATACGACATTGACGGAGACGGCGAGTTAGAGTTGGTAGAACTAATCTATTCGGGCTCATATATTATCAGTGCTCGCGAAGTAGAGTTCATCCCAGTAGCCAATATGTGTCCAAAGCCACTACCCGGCAACTTCTATGGTATGAGTATCGGCGAATCAGTAATCCCAATGCAGGAGTACAACACATCAGCCGCTCGAGCAGAGATTCAACTGGGCCTACTAACAGCAACACCTCGTATTGGTGTCAAGCCAGATCGCGTAGATTTCGAAATGATGCAGGACGGCGAGTCAGCAATCTTTATTCTCGACTCAAAGTTCGACCCACAAAAAGACATTTACCAAATGCCAGCACCGTCAGGCAACCTTCAGTTCTTAGAAGTAGCTATGAATCGTATCCAACAAGATACAATGGCAATGGTAGGTATGACTACTCCACAAGATGTATTCAACCCAGAAGTTATGGCAGCTGGCAACTCCGGCATCAAACTACAAATGGCATTATCGCCAAACCAAATCATTCAAGACAATACGGTTCGCAACGCATCAGAAGGTCTTAAAGAAGCACTTTATCTCATCTGGCGCACACTAATCCAGTACGGTGATGACTACGGCGTTAAAAAGTTAGCACAAGCCGATCACCCAGAAGAAAAAGGCGAGTTCTTAGACTTTACTCAATGGGACGAAATGAACTTTATTGATCGTAAGCAGATTCAGTTAGAGTTAGCAGTAGGTATGATGAGCGACGAAAACTCACTAAATCGCTTACAAGTTATTCGCAAGTGCCAAACAGACTTGTATGCCACAACCCAAGCTATGTCGGCTGCCGGCACACTAACACCAGACATCTACAAAAAGATCAAAAAGCCATTCGCAGATACTCTTTATGTCTTAGGCGTAAAAGACTGCGATACATATCTGCCATCAGACAAAGAAGTACTGGCAATGATCGAATCAGCTAAGAAAGCAAGTGAAAACAAGCAACCAAGCCCAGATGATCAGAAGAAGATGGCCGACGCAGGGTTGGCAAAAGCCAAAACAGCACAAGTAATGAGCGAAGTCGAAGGCACAGATCCAGATACACAACTCAACTATATGAGTATCGCAACTGGTAAGGCACAAGACTACGGTCATTGATCAATAGCTATAGCTATCTATTACCATAGTGTAGTAGATCTTTTGGAAAGGAAACGAAATGATATCTGAAGACGCAATCGACGCTTATAATCGTCGTCTTACAATGGACCTAAGCAATACTAAAAAGCTAACTCCATCGCAACGAGACGCAATAAAAAACTATGGTAGCTTGGCCGAGACTCTGCTAACAAACAGAGACTTGGCTATGTTTATACATCACTTCAAGTTCGAAGTAAATGACGCACTTGTAAGCATAACAACGCACACACCAGAAGCAAACGCCGAACGGGTAGCGTTGGCAAATCAACTAAGTGGCATTGACGGATTTGTCAATACACTAAAAGCCGCAGTATATCGTAAGAACAAACTTATATCTGCCGAAACCGAAGATGCTAAATAAAAGTACAAGGTAATCTACATAGACCCTTGACACATTAGAGGATAAAAATGGAAACAACAACGATCGCGCCCAACTCTCCAGGAGTGGCCAACGATACACAAGCAGTTCCAAGTTTAGATTCAATCGCTACTAAGATGACCGCTATGCGTGAGCAAACCGAGCGTAATCTACTTAGACAGCAAACTGAACAAACTGCGTCAGGAGCAGATGAGGAATCATCAAGCCCTGTGGCAACTGAAGAAGGTGCCGAAGTTGTCGATATCGACGACACTGAATATAGTAGCGACACTGAAGACTCTGCCGCCCAGCCAGAAGAGGCTGTAAGCACAGACAACTCAGATTCTACAGCAGACGAACTTATTGACTTTATCGAGTTCGCAGAAACTAACCCGAACGCCAAGTTCAAGTTTATGCGTAATGGTAAAGAAGTGGTTATTGATGCTAAGAAGGCCGCGGCTATTTTGGGTCAAGGATCGGCAATACACGAGGAAGCACGCCAGCTCAAGATAGAGAAGGCCGAGTTCGAAGAGTATGCTAAAGAAGCTCGCGTAAAGCAAGATGGACTTACTTTAGCGTTAGAAATGACCGTTCAGCCAAAACTAAAAAAGGCCTATAACGAAATCATCAAGACGCAAGGTTATCAATCTACTTTCCAACAGCAACTTCGCCAAACTAACGATCCAGCGCAAATCGCAAGGATTCAAGCAAGTATGGCACAGAACGAGCAGTATATTAGACAGCAACAGCAGTACATCAACAAAGTAATGCCAGCTATCGAAACATTCAAGCAAGTTCGTGCTCAACAGGTCAATCAAGCCCTGGAGGCAAGTCGCAAGAACTTCGCTGACAAAGAACTTAAAAACGAGTTCGTGTTTAACGAAGTAAGAGACAAGCTGTCAAAAGTATGGCCATCAGCCAATGCCGAGACACTACCGGGAGTTAGAAACTTAGACCTTATCGCTTCTGACGAAGCACTATTAAGTTTAGTCAGAGACGGTTTGCGATATCGCGATAAGCCAGGAGTTAAATCCGCAGGATCAAGTATGGCAGCACTTACTTCAAGAAAAGGCAGTTCAACACCAAAAGCAGGGCCAGATAGTAATATCGAAAAACTTCGCGAACAAGCCAAGGCAGGCGATAAAAAAGCCGCCGACAATCTACTGATGCAACGACTACAGAGTATTCGTAGCGGTAGAGGTTCAAGATAACCATTCTTAAAGGAAATAATAAAATGGCAGAAATCACAACCAGTCAAATCGGCAACGGTACAACAGCTTATGGCGCTGACATCGTTGTTAAAGACTTAGACTTAGATGTATCCAACCGTGTCAAGGATGACACTCCTGTTCTAAACATGGCGATGAGCAAGAAGCGTAAAGTCAATAGCACTTTACCACTATGGACAGACGATATCTATCGTACTCCTGGTGTTCAAGCTCAAGTTGAGGGCGCTCCAGTTGATGTAAATCAAGCCGAAAGCAACAGCCGCTATAACTTAGGCAACTACACACAAATCTTCTCTACCGTTATCGCATCCAGCGGTACAGCTCGCGCAGTAATGCAAGCTGGTGGAGATCCACAGGCTTATCAAGAAGTTAAGCAGTTGATCGAACTAATGTTCGATGTCGAAGCTCAGTTGGTTCGTAATGACCAAATCGGTACAAAGTACGCTGGTCAAAGCGGTACAGCGGCTGGTGTTGGCGACAATGTAAGCGGTCGTCGTATGGGTTCGTTGGCAGCTTTCGCTGGCACACAATCCTTCAATACAACTTCCGGTACATTGACAGGTATCAGTTCTTGGGTCAATAACGAAGATACAGACAACGCAACAGAAACAGCTGGCGCTTTAGATATCTACGGTAATGGTTCAAGCTTCTATACAGGTACATTCACTAACGAACTATTCAGCCCAGCACTATACAAGCAGTTGGTGACCGTAGCTGAACAGCGTTATAACGCTAAGATTCGTACCGTTGTAGCTCCAACAAGCCTACGCACAAGTATCTCTGACAACATCGCTCAGTCTCGTGGCATCAACCGTGTCAATAGCGAGCGTGGCGACACAATCCAGACATACGAAGGCGACTTCAACTACACATACGAAATCCACGACAGCTGGATTATGGACAGCGTTGGTACATCCAACTCTATCTACTTCTTGAACGAAGATGTAGTTCAGTGGGGTTCTTTACGCGACTTAGGTCCAAACAACGAAGTATTCAGCAATGCTGACGCTTCATTGGATCAGTTCTTGCTCGAAGGCACGCTGATTGTTCGCAACCCAGCAGGCGTTGGTGTTCTAAACAACATCGTAGCTGGTACAGACCAACAAGCCAACTTACCAGGCGCACGCCCATCTGCTTTAGTCAGCCGCGTGAATGCTGGTGCTGGCAGCACCGTATAATCTACGAAAGTAGCTATACAATAGAAAGCCCCGCCCGTCGGGGCTTTCTTACGAGTGCTAAATATAGATATGGACTACAATAAACCCGAATATCTGGACGACAAAGATCCAGAGAAAAACTATGACTACTACCGCCAAGACCACGGTGGTATGGTATCAGAACACAACGGCATCGCTGATCGCTTACTAAAAAACAATGATCTATATAGATCAATGAAGGGCGATTGGAGTAGAACTGCCGAAAACAAATCAGGCAACATTATAACAACTACCGGACGAGAGGACGGTAAGTTCTATATCAAACGAGAACAGAAAAACGCTGAAGCAGTAGCTCGTCGATGTGCTGAATATCGCAAAGCAGCCGAAGCAGGTATCCCAGACCCAATGGCACCACTAATGCCCGACGGTAAGTTGGGATGGAAGTGGATGGACTTACCCAATGTAGTAAGCATTCGTATTTCCGATCAATACTTCGGTGGTATGCCTTGGAACGCACTTAAAAACGATAGAACATTAAAGGCTCAGTTCTATCGTGTAGTTCAACAAGAATATCCGCAGTATGT